GAGTATCAGGAGCCCGTGACGGTGGATTGCCGCCGTCTGACGAGCGTACAGGACGCCGTGGCGGCGGATGGGCGGACGATACGGGTGACAAGGACGTACTATCTTGCGGTGGAAGTGCTTGACGCAGACAAACTTGATGGCATGGAAGTGCAGATGGTAGAGGAATGGACCGGTCTTTCCGGAAATCCGGCCGGATACAAAGCGATGGTGTAGCGATAGCGATGGCGAGCAAAATAACAGTCGACGATAAAAGCCTGAACAAGTTGCTTGAAAAGATGGCGAAGCAGTTCCCGAGAGAGACGCAGCGCGCGCTCACGGAAATCGTGCTCGATCTCGCGGCGCAAAGCGCGAAGCGCGCTCCGATCGAGACGGGCGACCTGAGAAACAACTGCGTCGCCAGAGTAGACGACGCCGTCGTGTTCGCGAACCAAAGCGCCTCCGGAGGCGCTCAGGCGTCCGGTCGGTTCATGATCACCGCTACGGTTGGATATAGCCTGCCGTACGCACTCAAGCAGCACGAGGATTTGACGCTCAACCATATGCGTACCGACGGAAAAGGCGGCGCGAACCGTGTCGCCGGCGGAGAGGCGAAGTATCTCGAACGGCCGTTCCGTGAGAACTTGCAAAGGTATCTGGCGCGCATCCGCCGCGTCGCCAAAGACGCTACCGAAGGAGGCGGCACATCATGATATGGGTGATTGACAGGATGGAGGAGATAGTGGACGCAGGCGTCGCGGATCTTCCGAAGATATTCAAGAACACGCTTGACTCGAAGCCGGACAGAGCTGTCAGCCTATGGGAATACAGCGGCACAGGACCTTACGCAACATTCGGAGACGACGGCGGGTTTGGCTCTGTGGTAGAGACGTTCTTTATACAGGTGCGCAGCCGCGACACGGACGCGCGAGACGCTGAAAGCCTGCTGGCAGAGATTGACGCCGTGCTCCTGAATTATGACGGAGACGATATTATTTTCCGGCGCGCGTCGCAAATCCTGCCGCTCGGCCGGGACAGCGCGAACCCGCCGCGGTGGGATTTCACTGCAAACTATGAAGTCACGCAAATCGCGTGAGAAAGGATGAATTATGGCAACTATAAGCGGAAAACAGGGAAAGGTAACGGTCCGGATCGGCGACGAAGTGACGGCCAGCTACCTGGTGAAGATGCGCAGCTGGGAGTTCGAGAGCTCCGTCGACATCGAAGACGCTGCGTACTTCGGCGGCAGCGCCATCGATGAAGGCTACAAGGAGAAAACGCCGACAGCTCTGGACTGGAACATGAGTTGTGAAGGCGACGCCGACAGCGGCGATACCATCACGCCGGCGCTGTATGAGGCGCAGACGAGCAACACGCTCGTCGAAATGACGCTGTACATGAACGCAAACAGGGGAATCAGGGGACAGGGTTACATCGACAGCTTTTCCGTCAGCGATTCGGCCGACGGGAAGGTGGAAGTGTCTCTGTCGCTTGCCGGAAACGGCGAGGCGAATTTCTTCACGACTCCGCCGGCGTAGAGAGTCGCGCAGACGAACACAGCAGCTCCGGGCGGCGTGCCATCGCACAATGCCCGGTATTGATTTTTTTTGGAGGATACAATGTCAAGCATTTTTTTCAAAGACCAGGACGGTACGGAAGTGCAAACGGCCGGATCGCTTCCGGAGACGGAAAAACGTCTGCGCAAGCCGGCATCCATCACCGTCTCCGGCGAGGATATTCCCTTGGCGACGAACATGCGCACCGGATTTCAGATCGAGCGCGAGACGAAAGTCGCTATCAACGACTATCTGCGCAACATGGATGTGATCAGCATCGAGAAAGCGCGCGACATCGTCGCGATCGCGGCCGGCAAGGACAAAAACACATCGACTTTCCGGGAACGGCTGCTCGATCTCGATGATTTTTCCGTCTTGATGGATGCCGCTCAAAACGTCATTCTTGGCATCGCATTTCCCGGCAACATGGAAGCGGCCGAAAAGAAGATTGACGAGTGGCCGGCGGATGAGTGGACAAAAAACGAGCTGAGGGTGAGACTCGGCCTTCCGGAGAAGGACTTGACTGGGAAAAGTTCGTAGAAACGGCTTTTCGGATGGGGCTCACCCCGTCAGAATTCTGGGAAATGCACTTGTGGGAGTTCAACCTGCGCGTGCATGTATACAACGAAACGCAGAAGCGTGCCTCCGATGATGAATTCCGGAAAGCGCATACAACCGCCGTGCTGACCGCGCAAGGCTTTGGCGGGAAGCTGAAGAGGATCGAGCATTATCTTCCCGACGAGAAGCATCGCATATCCGTCACGACTGCGCTGACGGAGGAAGAGATGGCGCGCATCGATGCGCAACTTGAAGAGCAGGAGAAAGCAAAGAAACATGGATGAGACAGTTCGCGTAAAATTTGAGGCCGACGTCGGCCGGCTTGAAAGCGGTCTTGACCGCATGGGCAGCACGGGCGTGCGCGCAATTGACCGGATGATCAAGGCGAACCAGCGGCAGATCGCGTCTGAAGCGCGTATTATCGCGCAGCTCCAGCAGCAGGGTGAAGCGCTTGCCTGGCAAGGTAAGGAGGCCGAGCAGCTCGCCGCCCGGATCGAGTCCGCTTCCGCGCGCGTCAAGGAGCTGGGCGCGGAAAACGACCGGCTACGCAAGCAAGCGTCCGCTGCGGGCAAGTCAGATCCTACGGCGACGATGCGAAAAGGCCTGTCTTCGGCCGGATCTCTGATCAAAAGCCTCACAACGCGCCTGGTCGTGCTGTTCGGCGCATACAAGCTGCTTAGCGCCGCTGCGGACTATGTGAAGCAGGCAGCTCTCCAAAACGAGGAGTTTCGCAGCTCGCTGGCAACGCTCAAAGGCTCGCTGGCGACAGCTTTCCAGCCGATACTCGAGTTCATCATACCGATACTGACGAAGCTGATGAACGCGCTCTCCGTCGTCATCCAGTATGTAGGCGCGTTTTTCTCTATGCTGGCAGGAAAAAGCTACGACGCTTCAAAGAAATCGGCGTCGGCGCTCTCCAGTACGCTGGCAGCATCGGACAAGACGGCGTCCGGGCTTCAGGACAACGCGCAGAAGATCGAGGAGGCTATGCTGGGACCTACGGCGAGCTTCGATAAGTTCAATGACATCACGCAGCCGAAGACAAATACAGGAACGGCCGCAACCGCCTCGGGCGTGTCTTCCGGCAGCGGCGGAGGTGGAATATCCGACGTCGCGGCAAGTTTTGATTTCAAAGAGCCGGCCGGACTGCAAAGCTTCCTGGACAAGATGAAGGGCGTCGGCACGAAAATCAAGGAGATCTTCAAGCCGGCCGGAGATGAGTTCAAGAACGCTAAACAGTGGTTCAAGGACTTTGGTGAAAGCGACACGTGGAAAGCGGCGAAATCCGGATTTAGCGATTTCTACGAAAAAGCGCTCAAGCCGCTCGGTGAGTGGGTGGTTGGCACGGCGCTGCCGAAAGTGTTTCAGGGCATCGCAAAAGGCATCACGGCGGCCGCAAAAGGCGCCGCGCTGATCGTCGCCGGCATCGGTATCGCGCTCGGCTGGATTGTCAACACGGCCGCTCCGGCCGTCAAGAAGTTTTTCACGAAGACTCTGCCCGATGGCATCAAGAAATTTCCGGAGAACGTCAAGAAGTTTTTCAAGGAGGCATACACGAACATCGCGAAGATCTTCGGAAATATCGGGCAATGGTTCAAAGACCGCTGGAATGATATCAAGAATTTCTTTCTCAATGTTGTGCCGACGTTCTTCAAACAGAAATTCCAGGACGCGAAAGACAATATATCGCTTGTTTTCGGCGCCATCGGCACGTGGTTTTCAAACCGCTGGACAGACATCAAAAATGCATTCTCCGCTGTCGGAACGTGGTTCAAAACGCAATTCGAAACGGCGTACACGAACATTCAGGGCGTATTCGGCGTGATAGGTACCTGGTTCGCCAATAGATGGACAGACATCAAGAATGCGTTTTCGGCCGTTGGTACATGGTTCCAGACGCAATTTACAACGGCTTGGAACAATATCACCGGTGTGTTTTCATCCATAGGTACCTGGTTCGCCAATAGATGGACAGATATCAAGAATGCGTTTTCGGCCGTTGGGACATGGTTCAATACGCAATTCAATACAGCCTGGGCAAATATACAAGGCGTATTCGCGGGCATCGGCGGCTGGTTCTCTGCGCGCTGGGGAGATATAACAGGCGTATTCTCTGGCGTGGGAACCTGGTTTTCTGACAAGTTCGGGGAAGCCTGGACGAACATCAAGAATATTTTCAGCTGGACGAATATAACCAATTTCTTCAGCGAAGCCTGGAAGACCGTGAAAAACTGTTTCGGTTCGCTGGGAGCCATTCTGGCAGATTCCATATGGGCGCCTGTCAAGGATGGAATCAACAGTGCGCTGGGTAGCGCAGAGAGCCTTCTGAACCAGGGGATCGGGCTGATCAACAGCGGCATATCCGGCATCGAAAAGTTGCTCGGAAATAAGATATCACTCGGGCGTGTCCCGACACTATGGCTGCCCAGGCTGACCAAAGGCGGTCTTGCCTACGGCGAGACGATCGCGATGGTCGGAGACAATCCGAATGCACGTAGCAATCCGGAAGTGATCGCGCCGCTCGACATGCTGCAGGCACAGCTCCAGCGCGCTATCACATCGGCCATCCTGCAAAGGGATATCGCCGGCGGAGCTGGTGGCGGCTCGCCCATCGAAGTACGCATGACGCTTGGCGACGGCAAAGAGCTTGTCCGTATGCTCATAGATCCCATGAACCGTACGGCGAAGTCGCTCGGATACAGAGCCGTGTTCGAGCCGGTATAAGGAGACATCAATGGCTTACAATTTTTCTATCAGAATTGACGGAAACGAGATACCGCCGCCGAGCGGATATTCTATAGTCGAATCAGACCTTGTCACAAACTCGCAGCGCAACGCTGCTGGTTACGCGTCCTGGGATGTTACGCGACAAAACGTGTTGTCCGTCGACCTGACGTGGGAATGTCTTGACGGCGATCGTCTCAAGCGCGTGATCAGCGCGATCCGGAACAAGAAGTCGTTCATGGCATACCTGTTTAACCCGTACACCGGAGAGTTCGAGACGCACGAGCTGTATTCCGGCGACCGAGCGGCCGAGCTGGCGCGATTCATCAGCGCCGTGAAATATTGGGCAACGCTGAGCGTCCCGTTCGTAGAGGTATAAGCATATGCTGAATGTCTCGCAGGCATTAAAAGACGCCTTTAATCCAAACGGAGGAAAAGGACCAAGAGAAATAGACTATCGGTTCGTGTACGGCATCGCAAACGAGGAAGCTCTGGGCATCATGGTGCCGTCTGCGTCGTATGAAAATCAAACTGTGTCACGGCTTTACCAGACGACAGTCAGAGAGGAAGAGACACACTTTGTGACATTCGAAAATCAGGGCTGGCCGCTCGGCGCCGGATGGAAGATTGCGCCGAAGTACAACGAATCTGCCAGAAACATGCACATCGGGTATGTCAGCCGGCTGATCAGCGACGAGAACGGGCTGTACGGCGTCACGTCTGAATACATATCCTTCGCACAGGACGCATGGCCGCTTGATGGGACCCGAAACGTTCCGCCCAACTCTGGCGAGACGCCGCAGGCGACGGTATATCCGACGTATATCGCAGACTTCTCCGGCGATGAAGAGGGCGTCATACTCCCGTTTGACGATGAGGATGATCATTTTTATGATCCTTACGAGCCCGGAGAACCGATCGACCTGCTCGCGCTGACAATCGACTTCGGTGACACTGTGATGTCGGATTTCCACGTCGTTTTTTACGACAAAAGTTTTACCGACGAGGATAGACAGGTTGTATACCAGGTGGATGTCACCGGAAACACCGACAGTGTGTTCGAGCTCCAGCAGAACGTAGACGGCGTGAAGAGCGTCGAGGTTGTAGGCGTGCGGTCACTGCTGCCGTATAAGAGTTTTCGCGTCGTGTATCTCTATCCCGGCGCCGTTTTTGAGTTTGCGAAGAGTAACACGTCCGAAATCACCGTAGATCTGGCTTGCGACCTGCTTCAGGAACGCGCTGCCGGCGGAGCGCTCACCGTGGAGTGCCCGAACTTCCATGGTGAATATAACATCATGGATCCGCGCGGGATATTTCGGTACTTCAAAGAGTACCAACGCATCATCGGATATGTCGGAGCAAGGAAAGATGACGGAGTATTCGGGTATATGCCATTCGGAGACTGGTATGTCAGCTCAGTTTCGCAAAAGAACAATTTCCGGACACTCGTGTTCGAAGCTGTTGACGCGCTCGGCCGTACGATAGACCAGGGTACGGGTGATATTCCGCTGCTCGTGCCGGGCGCGACCGCGCCGTCCAGCGTTGATGTCAATGTGCTGTCGGCGATGGCTACGCTGGCGACCGCCGCGGATGTGATTGTTGACTATCCACGCGCGCAGGACAATGTCGCGTTACACTGGTTCCCGGTGAAAGAAACGACGCTGTCGCAGCTCATCGTGTTTCTGTCGCAGGCCACGAATACAGTATGCCGCGCTGCACGGGACAGCAAAAACGGGATCGAGTTCATTCCGGTTCCGGATACGGCCGTCACGGACGAGTTTCTTGACGGTACTGATTATTCCATGGAGGACGGGATTGCCGTTGAAGACGATGCCGCGGACGGGTATGTTGAAATGCCGCTCAACACATACAGCGTCGCTACGTCGGAGACGCTGCTTATCTCTGCAGATCTGGGATACGTCGCGACGACGGATGAGCCTTACGGTGCGCTGCTGGGCGTGTATTACTTCCTCGACAACTTTCTGGCCGTCTATGGAATATATGCGGATGCGGATTTTGAGGATTTGCTATACAAGAAGCTGATATATACACCGTATGATTCGTCATACGTGTATCAGCGCGTCGAGGCGAGCGGAAGCGATCCGGTACATCCGGACCTGCCAACGCATGTCGATGTGTACGGGCGCCAGATCACGTTCACGCAGACGGCCGCGCCGGCCAGCATCGGCGGTTCAGCGGGCACGCAGGTGCAGCTCCCTACCAACTGGATGCTTACGCCGTCTCAGGCGTACAGCCTTGTGTCACGGCAGTACAAACGTAGAACTAAGAGTACAAAGATGCTGACAATCAATTATCGCGGGTACCCGTACATCGAGCTGCTTGACGTCATACAGGCGGATATACCCGGCATCGGAATGAGCGGACGGTTCTACGTCACGGAGCTGAAGTATACGCTGTCCGGAGGCGGTATGACGGGCAGTATCATCGCAAAGGAGGTGTAAGACAATGGCAGCGCCGGACGCTATGACTTGGAAAACGGACTGGACGGCCGCAGACGACTACGGTTACAACCCGGACACGCAGGCAATCCCGATGCAACGGCTGATTGACACTCTTCAGGAGATATATGACTGGATTTCAAGCGACTTCGGCCGAAGCGTCGCGGGCTTCGTCCCGTTCGCGGATCCGCTTTCGATATCGACAATCCCTTTCGCTTCTCTACTTAATCAGCTTGAGGGAAACATTCAGTCGCTCAGAATATGGAATGTACCATCTTGGCCGGCCAGAAAATACTGGGCATCGGAAATGTCCGCTCCGGATGCATTAGACGTCAACCGGTGGGAACAGAGCGGAAAACTACTTGAGAGCTGCGGAAGGCATATTGAAGACGGATATGTCTACTGTGGCAATGCGTATTCAGGAGGATGACAGAATGCAAGACAGAGCACCAAAAATGAACGGGAGAAACCAAAAGGTATATTTTGATCTCTCCGCAATCGGAAGCTGGGATGATTTCGTAGCCGCAAACGCGGCTGGAACGCTCTACGCCGATGTGCTGGCCAACACGCTCGCGGATGACGGCGCGGACATCCAGGGCACGCCGCTGGGACGGACTCAGCTTTTCGGGGACGATGCGGAGCGCGCTGTGTTCGGATCCGCGACTGGCGATCATACGGTTAGCCAGGGTTTTGCGAATCTTGGCCGGATTGTAAAAAATGTGACACTCGCGGCGGAGTCATGGTCGGGTAACGCATATCAGATCACAAGCACGGACTTCGCCGCCGACACATCTACGCTCATACAGTACATAGAAGTCTCTGCGTTGTCCACCACATCGGCATCGAATAAACAGGCTTTTGCTGCGGCGAAAATCACCGGCGCGAACGCCAATGGAACGCTAACGCTTACAGCCGCCGGTACGGTGCCGACGGTAGATATACCTATCACAATCACGATTGAAAGGAGAGTGAAAGCATGAGTGTGAATGTAATAGCGCCGAGATGGATACAGTCAGGACGGACTTCGATGGAAAT